TTGATCTCTTGCCTGGCGAAGTTCAGCAGAAATCACTTTGTTAAAGCCCTTGACGGCATCTTCATCAAATTTCTTTAATGCCGCCAAGGTTTCTTTAACACCTGTCAAAACAAATGCTTTTTCAGCCATTATTTACTCCGCGCTTTGTTGCGTTCTTTAATGTAGGCAACGATTGCTTCTAAGACACCATCGGGGGCATCTATTAAAGCAGTTGGGGATAAGCCCGACTCCACCGAAATTGCTGCTATTGAATAAGTCAGGCTATCTCGGTGGATTCGGAATTTGGGTCTGTAACAATCTCAACTGAAACTAAGTCATCAAGAAAACCATTACCAAAAGGCTTTACAACTTTGCCGCTTGCGGCAAGAGCTGCGTGGCCTAGGTAGTAGATGTGTTCCAACTTTTGTTCTTCGCTGAGTAGTTTTGCAAACCCTTTGCCAAACTTTTGCTCAAAACCAACGATGATTCGGGGAGTCAGCGAAAAGACTCCCTCGAAACCATCTGTTGTTTTAACTTTTATCTGTAATCCATCCATTATTTTCCCCCTTGTTTAGTTAAGTTGTTGTTTTTGTGATTGCGCCTGAAATTGGCCAAGTAACTGAAGCTGTGGCAAGTTCTCCAACGCCACCGTTAATTGGTGTCCATTCTGATACAAGAACTGAGAATCCATATTGTGGATTTGTTGGGCTAGTTGTTGTGTTTACGGGTTTGATAGCGCAAGTTACGGCGGTGCCAAGCAAAGGATAAATTACTTGTTCAACGCTTGATGTTGCGAAGTCTTGGTGAAACTCGAAGGTCGCAGAATTGTCAGCTAGGCCGGCAACCCGGGTCTTTGCAACCTGTCCGAAACTGGTGGTTTCAACAATATCGTATGAAGTTGAAAGACTTATGCTGCTGATATGGTCGCTGAGATCGTTTGTACCAAATACAACATAAGCGTTTGTTAGAACCAATCTTGCCATTTTAGATTATCGCCTTTGTGATCGCGCCTGAGATAGGCCAAGTTACTGATGCTGTTGCGAGTTCACCAACTCCACCGTTAAGCGGAGTCCACTCTGAAACTGTCGCGGAAAAACTGTATGAAGGACTACTAGCACTTACCGTTGAAGTTGGTGATACCACAATTGTAGTATTAGTTCCTAAAAGTGGGTAGATGGTTGCTTCAACATTTGAAGTTGCGTAATCCTGGTGGAATTCCAAAGTCACCGAATTATCTTGCAAACCAGCAACGCGGGTTTTTGCCGCTGTTGAATTAAATGCTGATGTTTCGACAACATCTGTGGACATTGCAAGCGAAACTGAGGCAATATGATCGCTCAGATTTACTGAGTTGATTGTCACCTTCGCATCTGTTAATACGATTCTTGCCATTTATTTGGCTCCTTCTTGAATTGTTACTGGTTTGATTGACGGTGTTGAATCTGACTTGATATGTGCGCCTTCAATGAGAGCATCAATGTTGGCACCTGCTTCAAGTAGTTCTTTTTCGGTGAGGTTGTCACCCTTGCTTTTTCCGCAAACCTCTAAATCTGAGGTTACTGTGTAGCTCATTTGTTTCTCCTTATCCCCAAATTGTGAGGCGGTAGCGGTACGATAAATAAAGATTGCCTTGCGAGTCATAAGTTCCTGATTCGGCGCTTAATACTCGCAAAGTTTGAACTGCGCCCCCTAATGTGCGATCACCTTCAAGGGCGGCCTTAATTGAACCTGCACCCGAACCTGCCAAATAAGCATCTAACTTATCTTGACCCGAACGGGCATCAAAGCGTTGCACAATCACATAAATATCAACATTGGCTTGGTCTAAACCTCGCGCATTGTCAATATCAAATGTGAAATCTAATTGCCCTACGATTGCGCAGGGTGGCGTTGGCACCTCAGGTATCAAGTCAAAGGCGCGAAGCCCTGAGATGGTCTGTAAACGGGTTTTAAGCCCATCTCTGACGGTGCTTACATTCATTTAGCAATACCATTCTGCTTGCGGAATGGGCGAACTAATGCCTCAACATCGGCATCCAATTTGGCAGCAAGTCGAACGGTGCCAAGGTCGGGAGTGCCCGCAATTCCAAATGGAGATTGACGGCGAACAAAGAGGCGGGAAGCCTGAATTAGCGTTGCCATATTGATCTCGGCAGGTGTAGCTGACCATCCCCAAACGCCTTGAACGCGTACTGCTTGAGGTAAGAAGTAGGGGAAAACATAACTTCCAACCGCCAAAATGCGTGAGTAAGGCCAACCTCGGCGGGGATTATTGACAGGTTCGGTCAAGAAATCCCCTGTTGTCCAAACGCTTTCGTAAGTTTGATTGAAATTGTCATCTGTTGCGATTTGGCTAATGCTGACAAAATCATCAACAGGCAAAATGTAAGCATCTTCAGGTGTGTAGTAACGATAAACAGGCGCTTGAGTTGTTCCATCTTTGTAAAAGAAACGCCCTGTGTAATCGTCAATCATTCGACTTGCTGAGGTAACGGCAGCCTCAAGCGGGGTGTCATCAACTGAGTCGGTAATGGCAAGAGATGCCTTCAACTCGGCAAGGGTGCAGTACCCGTTAGTTATTGCCACGAATGATTCTCTTTTCTGCTTTAGGCAGCATCGCCCTTTCTAAATCAGGGGCAGCCGTTGCGGTTTCTTTTGGCTTGCGAGCTAATCGCAAAATTCTTTTCAATCTTTCCATAATTGGTGGTGCCGTTCATCTAACCAATAAGACTTTTGATGAGGCAAAATCGCACCTGTGTTTACATAAATTGGGAAACCTAATGCTCTAATTCTACGGCAAAAAAGTAAATCTTCACCAATCCAATTTCCATCAATAGGGCCATCCCAAAACCAACACCAATCGGGGCCTTGGTTTTTGTCTGCGGTTTCACGCATTTTTTCTAACACGCTGCGGTGGATAAGTAAGCAACCTGTTCCCGCAGCATCAATTTCAAAAACTGAATCTTTGTCATACTTATACAAAGGCAAAAAGCCTTCGGGTGCATCTTGGAAGATAGCAGGCACCGGTTTTGGATACGGTGCGCCTTCAATTCCAAATCCTGCAAAAACTAAACCTGCCACAACAGGGCGTTCTTTATCGTGAGCAGTTTCAAGCAACTTATCAAATGCCTCAAGTGATAATTGTTCATCGCTATCAATTAGCAATAACCAATCAGACTTTGTGCCATCTAAGAATTGTTTTACAACTCGGTTGCGTTGTTTTGATAGCAACCCCGAACCTTTAACCCGAACAAATGGGCCAAGTCTTGCTGATCTTGCCTGCGCTAACTGAATGAGGCGATAAGCAAAAGCACCATTGACGGTGCCAGGGTCGCAACTACCGATTGAAACTTTGTGAGCTGACTTCATAGATTCCCCCGAATCTGTTTTGGGAAGTGTTGAAGGGGCAAGTCGGGGGAGTCTTGCCCCTTCAACACAATCAAGAAACCTTCAAATTAGAAGGTTGGTGCCACTAAACCTGTGCCTGAAATAATTGAGGCAGCAAGTGGGTAACGCTCAGCAGAAAACGCTGCGTAGCCGTAAACAACTGACTTAACTGTGAGATTGCCTGCGCCAGTAGCATCGAAAGCCAATGCGAATGGTGAGCCAGGTTGTTCCCAAAGGTGCATCTCAGGTGCAGCAACGCAATAGATTTCATCTTGGTTTGTAGCAGCGCCGTATGTTGTACCAACTGAAGCATCTGTGATGATTGGAAGTCCAAGCATCTGATAGCCGCTGTTGCCATAACCTGCAACGCCTGCGCCTGTACCAATTGCGTTCATTGGGCCACCCGCAGCAGGAACTACTAATGGGCGGTTTGAACCATCAACCGCAGCAAGCAAGAAAGCAAGGCGGCGTGGGTGCATAATGAAGTGAGTTGGTGTTGTGAATGTGTTTGATTGAACTTGCTGAATTGCATCAGCTAGTTTTGGATAAAGCAAGGCAACTGTTGGTGTTGTTGCTGTGAATGTGATGGCATTTCCACCTGAGTTGCGGATTCCCTTGATTGTGCCTGCTGTACCTGCACCGTTAAGGATTTGAGCATCAAGTGTTGTGTGCCAAGAACGGATTAAGTCGGCAACGATGAAAGCATCAATGCCTGTTCCGCGCTCAATTGCTTGCTTTGAAATATCTTGCTGACCTGCAATTGTGCGCACATTGATTGTCAATAGTGTGTCATCTGCATCTGTTTCTGAAACTGCATCGTTCTGTGTAACCTGAACGGCTGTTGAAGTTCCGGTGGTCATACGGCTGATATTCAGGGTCATCCCGGATACCGGCAGAGTGTGCTTGCTTGTTGCGAAATCAGCGACCGGA